CCACTTAAATGTAACACTTACAATAACACACTTAAATAAAAGATATATACTTGTTAAAGACACTTAAATGAACACATAAATGTAACACTTAAATGGCATTATAGTATAAATCTACGTACTCAGTAATAATTATCACGTAAATAGAAATTACCCCTTGACAATGCCAAAAAAATCAGTAAAACTATATACACCAGAGAATATGTTAGAGGCATTCTATGATGCCATTCGTACTAACAAGTTAAAAGACTTGCACATACCTCACAGTTCCGTGTTTTATGTACGTGCTGCCATAGAAGCAGATACAGGTGTACGATATACTCTGAAACACGTAGAAAATGCTATGAAACATGAGGGGATGTTAGATGAATAAAACATGTATGGGAGATGTTTGAGGCATTTGTACTTGTATGTATGCTAAGAGACCCCACTATTTGTCAAACATTACAAGACACACAAGGACCTTATCAAACTGAAATACAATGTGAGGTCAGGGCATATGAAATAGCAATGGAATTGCCTGAATACATGCCTGAGTATGTCGCTGTTAAGTATAAATGTGACGCTAAAGGACAAGACATATGAGTATTGAGTACCGTGGAGAGAAGTTTGCTGGTTACAACAAACCTAAACGTACTCCTAACCACCCTACTAAATCACATGCAGTGTTAGCTAAAGAAGGTGACACCATAAAACTAATACGTTTTGGTGAGCAGGGAGCTAAGACAGCAGGTAAGCCTAAAGCAGGTGAGTCAGAAAGAATGAAAAAGAAACGTGCATCATTTAAAGCTAGGCACGGAAAGAATATTGCCAAGGGTAAGCTAAGTGCTGCTTACTGGGCAGATAAAGTAAAATGGTAGGAGAATAAATAAATGTTTTTTCAAGTAGGTAAAGTAATAGTTCAGACAACTGCTAAACAATTACCTAAATTATTGACAAGGTTTAAGGGTGCTAAACAAATAAAAAATCCAACATCTGCCCAAATGGATAATGCAGGTAAGATAACAGGTAATTTAAGTAATTTTACTAAAGCAGAAAGAAGGGTACTAAAAACAGCAGATACTGCAAGACCTAGTATTGTACAAAGTTTAACAGGAACAGGCAGAACAGGTGCTCAAGAGACTGCTAAAAAAGCATTAAAAGGTACAGGTGAGGTTAGAAGAGGCTTCACTAAGGGCGTTGGTTTAGGTTCTGCTGTTACAGCAACAGTAGGTGCAGGTGGAAAGTTTATTTACGATTTAACCACAGGGAAATCAGGTAGTAAAACACCTAGCAGTGCAGACCCTAAAGGACTTATGAAACCTAAAAAGAATACTGTAGACCCGTTTAAGAAGAAAGTGGAACAGCCTAAGAAGAAACCTAATATACCACCTGAAGCTCCACCAACTAGACCTAAGAAAGCAGAAGATATGAAAAAGAAGACAACACAACTATACATGAAAGAGAAGAATACTGGCAAGGACTCAAACGTAAAGTTTAACTCTAGAGGTGGTATGCTCAAGAAAGGTAGAAAATAATGGCTGATAATCCACTAGCAAAAATAAAAGCTAATCTAATAGCCAAGTATGGCGAAGAAAAAGGTATGGATATATACAGGTCTGCAAATAAAGATATCAGTAATCAGATTGCAGATGGTGGTGGAGAAATTGAAGGTTCTCCGTTAACGCAACTAATGGACCCATCTGACCAAGTAGATTTATATGAGTACAAGTCTAGCCTAGCAAAAGGCAACAATAAATCTAAAGGTGGTTCAATATCTAAAAAAAGAATAGGTGCTACAGATTATCGCAAGGGTGGCTATGTGCTATCAACTATAGACAGAAGGAAAAGGTAACATGAAAGATAAAAAAGGAAAAGGCATGGCTATCATTATTTCTATGGGTGGTGGCAAAAAAGGTAAAGGTGGTAAATGTGCAATGGCATATGGTGGCATGGCAGGTGGAAAGAAACACATGTATGCTGCAGGTGGTTCAGTCACAGAAAACCCAGGGTTAAAGGCATTAAAGGCTAGTGGTCCTGGTGGTATGCAAGCCTACAATAACATAATGAAAAATGCCTAATCGCAATTATAAAAAAGAGTACGCAAATTATCATTCAAAGCCTTTACAGAAAATAAACAGGGCAGGTAGAAATAAAGCACGTAAACTTGTAATGAACTCAGGTGGTGCAGCAAAGGTGGCAGGTAAAGATGTCCACCATAAGAATGGCAATCCAAGAGACAATAGAGCTAGTAACTTAGCTGTGGCATCTAAGACTGCTAATCGTTCTTTTAAGAGAACACGTAACGCTAAAAAACTTATAAGGAAAGTATAATGGCTAATAAAGAATACACAGTTAACAGATTTGGTAAAAAAACAAAATACAGAAAAGTAGGCAGCAAATACTACAGAATAAAAGCAGATGGAACATTAGCTAAAGATGCTGCCACAGGACTTATACTAGCTAACTTAAAGAATGCTTCAGGTTCTAGTATTGTATCTAGCCCAGACAAAATGTTAGCTTCAGTAAGGTCTGCAGTATCTAGTGCAAATAAAAGTGGTCAGATGGGTAAAATGAGAACAGCTACAGCCTCTACCAAAACTAAAGACGATGGTGGTAAATCAAAGTTAGATTTAGTTAGAGATATAGATAAGTCTAGAAGTATGCCTAAAGATGGTGGAAGGGCAGGATTACAGAAAGTCAAACAACAAGCCAAAGAAAAAAAGCTAGATGAAAAATTAAAAAAGATAAGTAGCACTAAAAAAGAAAGTACTACTAAAACGAAAGTGGACAACAAAAATAAAACCACTACACCATTAAAGACACTTGAAAAGAAAAAGATAACAACAACTAAAACAACTCCTCTAAAAAATACTCCTAAGATGGAAGCAAATAAGAAAACAGAGGTTAAAAAAGAAGCACCTAAGAAAAGTAAAGGTTTCTTAGATAGAGTGAAAGAAGATTTTAGTAAAGCAGTTAAAGAAACAAAGAGAAACATTCAAGGTAATATTAAGGAAGGCACAGGTCGTTATAAGAGCGTAAACGAGGTGGAGTTAGATTCTAAAGGTAATTATAAAGGCACTAATATTAAACCTACTGCACTACAATTAAGTAGAATGAAAAAGAAAGAGATGATGCGTGGTGGCTACTCAACAAAGAAGAAAAAAATGATGGGTGGTGGCTATGCAATGAAAAAGAAAAAGAAGTAATGGCTAAAGGTGTAAAACATTACTACAAGGATGGTACTGAATGTAAAGGTCCTACACATAAAGATGCTAAAGGCAGATTAATGTCAGGAGCTAAACACACTAAGAGTAGTAAGTATCTATTTCACTTTAAAGATTTATCTGAAACAGCTAAGAAGAAAGCTAGAAAGAAATAGTATGGTACAGCCAAAAGCATTTGATACAGCAACAGAGAGTATAACTGTTACTGCTACAGCAGGAGGTGCAAGTAGTAATGTTATATATACCTGTCCTAACTTTCACGATGCTACAGTAGAGTTCTTACATATCAGTAATGGTGCTTCTTCTACAGATAACGTAAGTCTTCAGTGGTATCATAAAGAAGACGATGCGTACTACACTATAGTAAACAATAAATCTATTGGAGGTAATGATGTATATAACATGATTACATCTGATAGATTACATTTACATGCAGGTGATAAAATTACAGCATTTAATGGTGGTGGTAGTAATTTGGGTGTAACCATTTCGTGCAAAGAATACTACAACCCTGCTCGTAAAAATAATTAAAGGTTACAATAAATGCCATACAAAAATCCTAGACAACAGGCAGCTATTGCTATCTCTATGAAGAAGGCAGGTAAGACACCTAAAGAGATTTCAGAGCATATGAAAAAGGGTGGTGTAGCCACAAAAAAGAAAAAGACAAAGAGTAAAGTAAATGAGTCTGGGAATTATACTAAACCAACCTTGCGTAAACGCTTATTTGAAAAAATTAAAGCAGGTTCAAAGGGTGGAAAGCCTGGACAATGGTCAGCAAGAAAAGCACAGATGTTGGCAAGAGAATATAAAGCAGCAGGTGGAGGATACAAGTAATGACGAAAGATAAATGTGAAACTTGTGAATGCTATGAGTGTGATTGTGAAGAATGTAATTGTGAATGCCATGAAAAGCAGGTAGCAACCGAGAAAGGAAATGATTGAGTTTGTGTTAGTGTTTATGATGGGAATAAGAGTAGTAGACCAAACACAAACCTTCCAAGATTTAGATAGATGTTTATACTTTGCAGAGAGATTGCACAAGCAACCTTCAATACCACAAAAGGAAGGAGCTAATCTACAGATAACAGCATACTGTAAACCGATAAGGAAAAACTAATATGTTAGCAGAACTAGCTGCAGCGAATGCTGCTTTCAGTGTTATAAAACAATTCGTGTCCAACGGTAAAGAACTGAGTGGTTGTGCTAAACATATAAGTGATTTCGTATTTTCAAAGGAAGCAATAGAAAAGAACCTCAAGAAAAAGAAAGCTAAGGGCATAGGAGGTTCAGACTTAGAAGAGTTCATGGCTCTTGAGCAGATAAAAGAACAAGAAGAAGAACTCAAGAAGATGATGATTTATCTAGGTAGACCTGGATTGTGGCAAGATTGGCAAGCCTTTCAAGCTGAAGCTCGTAAATCTAGACGTTATCAGGAAAAGATGGCAGAGAAACGTCAACAAGAGTTAATGGAATACTTAGGTTATGGAATAGCCTTTATACTTGTGTTATTCTTTGCAGGGTTATTAGCATGGGCAGCAGGTAAATGGGTAGGAAAATTTTAACACCATGCATAGGTGTCTGCACTTTAAAAGATAATATTTGCATTGGCTGTCACAGAACTATAGAAGAAATAAAGGAAGCATATGAGAGCACCACAAAAATCATTAGTGAACTGGACAAGACAAAAGTGGGGAACTAAAAGTGGGAAGCCTAGTGTACAAGGGTCAGAAGCTACAGGTGAGCGTTATTTACCTGAAAAAGCAATTGCGAATCTTTCTCCCCCAGAATACGCCGCTAGTACGGCTGCTAAACGAAGAGCAACTAGAGCAGGTAGACAAGTATCTAAACAGCCCAAAAAGATTGCTACAAAAACGGCGAGATTTAGATGAAAAAAGAAGAATTATATCTAAAGTTAGCGAAGCCCTTCCTGAATATAGGAAACTATCTAATGCGAAAGCACGTAATGGCTCTAAGGAAGAGACAGGCAAAAGAAGGAACTAGACAAGAAATAGTCTTAAGGGAAGAAGAAATTAATGGTAACAGTTGAGCAATTTCTAAAATGGAAGATACTCCCAAGGTGTATGATGCTTGCGAGTACGATTATGTCTTGGAGATGTGCAGAATGGTTTATGAGCTTAGATGCACCAACAGCAGCACAGTCAGCATTTGTATCAGTAGTTATGGGTGTAATGACAGGTGTGTTTGGTATATGGATGGGTCACGAACATAAAGGAGAAACTAATGTTGTCAGCGTTGATAGGACCAATAGCAAATCTCGCTAGTTCTTGGATGGACAGTAAAGTTGAGAAGGTTAAAGCTGAAGGACAGGCTAAAGTAGCACAAGCAAAAGCTAAAGCAGTTGTAGCTGAAAAGGTAGCAACAGGCGAAGTTGAATGGGAAAAGTCTATGGCTGATGCTACAGATAATTCATGGAAAGACGAATTTGCCTTGACAGTTTTACTTTTACCTGCTATACTAGTGTTCATTCCAAGTATGACAGAATATGTAAGAGTAGGCTTTGAAGTCTTAGACACATTGCCTGATTGGTATCAGTACTTACTCTTTATTGCAATTAGTGCATCATTTGGTATTAAGGGTGCAGGACAAGCCATGAAACTTATGGGGAAGAAATAATGTCAAACATAATTGAAACAAATTTTGGAACATTAATTAATCCTGCTAGAGTAGCTAATGGTAGTGCATCTAGTGTTATTAAGCAGGGTGCTTTCTATACATTCTCACTTAAAATAAGTAACGATGATATTCGTGAATATTCTTTTACTACTAGACAAAAAGCAGAGAATATGAGAAAGATTTTAGTAAGTCATTTGGAACATATGATTGGTACAACAGCAAGGAAAGTTAACAACTAATGAATTTGATAAGACTACAAGATGATTTAGCGAATGATGAAGGTATTAAATATGAAATATATAGATGTTCAGAAGGTTATCCTACAGGGGGTATTGGACATTTAATTACCGAATGGGATGAAGAATATTACGGAAAACCCATAGGAACAAAAATTCCTAATCACCAAGTAGATGATTGGTTTGCGAAAGACATAGAAACAACTATAAAAGATTGTAAACTATTGTTTTCGCAATTTGATAGCCTACCTGAAGAAATACAATTAGTGTTAGCTAATATGTGTTTTCAATTAGGCAGACCTCGTTTAAGTCAATTTAAAAATATGATTGCTGCAGTAGAAGATTTAGACTGGGCAAGAATGGCAGACGAGATGGAAGACAGCAGGTGGTTTCGTCAAACTCCTGAAAGAGCAAAGAGACTAATTACACGTGTTGATAGACAATATGCAAGAGAAAGTGTACCCACATGAGTAGAGAACTAACTGAAAGACAGCAGAAGTTTCTATCTGTTTTATTTGATGAAGCAGGTGGAGATGTAGTAGCAGCTAAAAAGATAGCAGGTTATTCTGAAAGCTCTAGTACTACAGATATCGTTAAATCGCTGAAAGATGAGATTCTAGAGGCTACACAGCTTTTTATGAGTAGGAATGCCCCAAAAGCAGCAATGGCTATGGTAGGAGGCTTATACGACCCTACAGAGCTAGGTATAAGAGATAAGATGGCAGCTGCTAAAGAATTACTAGACAGGACAGGTTTAGTGAAGACTGAGAAGATGCAAGTAGAAAGCACTGGGGGTGTTATGCTCTTGCCACCGAAGAACACAGGAGAGTAAAATGGACTATGATAAAATGAGTAAATCTCAACTTTTAAAAAAATATGGGTCTTTTATTAAAAATAATTATGGTAAAGACGAATACGACTTTATTAAAGGTGAAGGTGTGGATACAGTAAGAAGAATAATAATGGATATAGACCCAGAGCCTGTTAAAAAGTATTCAGGTGGTTTAATAGCTAAAAAATATATGAATCCTGTAAAAATAGTAGATAAAATTAAAAAGAAAAAATAATGGATAGAAGTGTAGGCAAATGGAAACTTCCACAGCCAACAGACTTAAAAGATGAAGAACAAAAAGAATGGGTACAGATACCTCGTATAGCTAGGACTATACCCTTTGGATACAAAATAAACGAACAAGATTCTGACTTACTTGACCCAGTACCATACGAGTTAGAAGCCATAGAAATGGCAAGAAAGTATGTAAAACAATATTCGTATCGTGAAGTTGCTAATTGGATTACGACTAAAACAAAACGAGAAATATCTCACGTAGGGTTAAGAAAAAGGTTGATGCATGAAAGACAACGTAAGAACCAAGCTAGAACTCTCAGAAAGTGGTCTGAGTACGCCGAAAAGGCGATACAAAAGGCGAAAGCCATTGAAGAAGAAAGAACAGGTGCAAGAGCCTAAGATACAAGAAGTATCTAATATTGAGACAGTACCGATTGAAGAACGAAATATAATCTTCAGACCAAATACAGGACCTCAGACAGAGTTTCTTGCAGCAGGTGAAAGAGAAGTATTATATGGTGGTTCAGCAGGAGGTGGTAAATCATATGCCATGCTTGCAGACCCTTTAAGATATATGGGTCATCCATCATTTAGTGGGTTGCTACTGCGACACACA